GGGCCCTTTTCAATTTGGATCGGAATGACCATTTTAGGTATGTCCGCAATCCATTAGATGAGTATTGGAGTAATTTCGATACATCAAAATGGTGTGTACAACTTGATGATATTGCTTTCCTCAATCCAAGTAAAGTGTCAGAATTAGATCCCACACTACAGGATATGTTGAACGTCATCAATAATGTGCCCTATGTGCCACCTCAGGCAGCTTTAGAGGATAAAGGCAAGACGCCCGTAATGGCAAAACTTGTCATTGCCACATCGAACTGTGACCACCTCAATGCGCATGAGTATTTCTGGTGTCCATTGGCTGTCCGACGCCGATTGCCATATGTTGTCAATGTGAAGCCCAAAAAGGAATACCTACACAATAATGGGATCTTTATTGATCCCGCGAAAATAGATGTTGTACCAGGTACTTTCCCTGATCTTTGGGATATAACTGTCTCAAAAATTGTACCCCGTATTAATGGGAAACAAGAAAATGCAGTGTTAGAGGAAGTCGCTACCTTTTCTAACATAAACGATTTTCTGCCTCACTTTGGGCGCATGGCACGTGAACATGATCATAACCAAAAGCAATCAATTGATGTGGATAAAAGTTTGAGTCAACTTAGTGTTTGTGACAATTGCTTGCGGCCCACCAATGTTTGCAATTGTTATGAAGTTCAATCGGGGTACGTTGACACCTTAACTGAATGGCGAAATATGATATTTAATTATATTTTTTCTCTTTGGATAAGTGTCCTTATTGCCTCATTTCTTAATAGATACTCTTGTACGCGTGGGTTATTATATAGATCAGTTAACTATATTACTGATGCACGTCGTCATATTGCACTCGTTGGAGCCCTCAATGCCTCACCACGAAATTCTGCTTATAAAAAATTTAGTGCTGCCCTGGCTAGCGCGGCTGCTATTTATTTTATAGTGCGCACTGTGTGTAGAGTAGTGCGGCAACAGTGTACACAGAATAATGTATCGCAAGCAGTCGAAGCACCATCTGTGGTAAAAACTCAGGATCAGAGTTCTAATACAGAGCTCCAGGCTGAATTTAAAATACAAGGAAATATCTTCAAGACCACGCAGAGTGATCTCCCTAGGGAGAGTACGCAGAATGTGTGGTATAGAGATGATGCATGTATAACCTCCTTTGATATGCCTTTAGCCAGCAAGAGCTTAGTGGGAGCTTCTGATCATGACATTCGCAATTTATTTGGGAAAAATTGTGTGGTTCTCCGCATTCGTGCAGATGGAGATGTTTATGTACGTGAGACACGAGGGTTTTTCCCGTGTGGACATGTGTGTGTCACTAACGGGCACTCTTTCAAAGATCGTAAACTTAGCTATAGTGTGGAAATTATACGCAGTGGCGTCATGCCCGGCATTACACCCAATGTTAAAATGCGTATTGGTGCTTCGGATGTCTATTTCCATGAAGGCACCGATTTTTGCTCTTTTGTAGTGCATGAATTGCCACCCTTTAAGGATCTCCGTAAATTTTTTGCGGATAAATATCTGCCAATAACCAGTGCTGTACAGCTTGTTAGAGAGCGCAATGGGGACTTGAGGAATCGATCAATTTTTGGTATTACCCTACAGAACAATTTCCCTATTGAGAGCCTCGACATTGAACAGGACGTCTATTTAGGCACCTGCTCCGAAACTACAGCAGTTGGTGAATGTGGCGCACTCACTTTGGGCACAACTCCACGTGGACCAGTTATTATAGGTATACATGTTCTTGGACGAGAGCATGCTTGTGGCGTACTAGCTATGCGCGTCTCTTTGGTGAATGAGCTGGTTAAAGGTTGTTATGGCACTACCGACCTGATAGTTGGGGGAGGAGAGCCTATGTTCGATACTGACGTAATACAGAACCGACTTGGGCCTTTGCACCGTAAGAGTGTTTTCCGATACATCGAAAGGGGTTCTTGTAACCTCTATGGATCATTTTTAGGGTTTCGACCACAGCCCAAAAGTAGTGTGTGTGCGACCCCTCTCCAGAAGTGCATGTTGGAACATTTCTCCATACCTATCTCCTATACCAAACCCGTTATGTACGGGTGGGAGCCGTGGCGAAAGAATGTAGAACCCATGGTGGATACAGAGACTTCCTATTCTCGCTCTATTTTAAGAGCCTGTGTTGAAGGTTTAACTCATGATATACTGAGTGGTCTTCCACCTGGATGGGAGTCTCAACTAGTAGTCCTCGATGACTACTCATCGGTTAATGGGGTTACTGGGGTCAAATACATTGATCGCCTTAATGTTTCCACCTCAATGGGTTTCCCGTGGCGTA